AAACAGGAAAAGCGATATTTAATATATTATCAGGTGATTCCACATTAACTACGTTAATAGGAGGAGCTGGTAATATACAGCCTAGCGCTATTTATACATCAAGCCCTAAAAAGGGGATTTATTATGATGTGTTAGCTGTTGATAATGAATACACAAAGACAGCAGATAAGCCAGGCCTTACAAAAGTAACACTACAAATAGAGTCATTTATGGCTAAGTATTCTGATGCAATAGAGGTAGCTGTAAGAGTGCAACATTTGTTAGATAAAGTAGCTGAGGGGACTTATAACACAATAAAAATACAAAGTTGTGTACTAGACTCGCAGACAACAGATTTCGATGGAGAAAACAAATTTTACTACGTTGAAAGCACATATAGATTAAGAATAATTATTTAAATTAGTAAACACAAAAACAAGTAAAAAATGGCAATAGTAAACGCAACTGATATTGTTGTTAAAATTAACGCAACAGTAGACTCGGCGCCTGTAGAACAATTACTCCATGCAACATCAGCAAGCCTCAGCATATCTCAAGATATGATGGAAGCCACTAGCAAAACATCTCAAGGTTATCAGGACAATTTACCTGGCTTACGATCTTGGGAAATTTCTAGTGATGGCTTTGTGGATTTTGTAGGTGCTGGCGCAAACACAATAAACACAACAGAATTAATTACTCTTATGCTAGAAACACAAGCAAATGCAGAGGTTGAAGTATCATTTGGAGTAGCAAACGGAGATATTTATAAAGGTGGTGCATTCATTACATCTGTTTCTATTAGTTCAGGTGTTGAAGAAAATGCTACTTATTCAATTTCTTTACAAGGTAGTGGATCATTATCTAAAGTATAACATCTAAACATAAAAACAATGGCAATTAAAAACGCATCAGACTTATTAGTCTATCGAAAATATCCATCAGGACAAAAGCAAGTTACAAGAATTAAAGTAAAAAGCTCAGCTCCTTTAAATACTAACGGATCAGTATATCTAAATGATATAGTAGATTCTAGTGGCTCACCTATATCACAACTTGAAACATCATCAACTTCATCAAACACAGGTGCTGGAGTATTAGCTGTAATATATGCAAAATTAGTAACAGCTAATTCTTACACAGCTTCAGCTGTTTCAACTATTGGTGAATATAGTTATCAAGATTTCACTAATCCTGTAGTAGGTGAATCAGCTACATTATATATAACTGATGCTGGAGCTGAAATATTAGAAGATGCTATAATTGTTACTATAGAAACAGAGGGCGAGGGCTCTAGTGACAAGACACCAGTAGCATTTAGTACATCAGCATCTTTATCAATAAATAGAGATATGCGAGATATTACTACAAAAGATTCTGATGGTTTCCAACAATCAGCAGCTGGATTAATGAGCTTTGAAATATCAACTGATGCTCTACAAGATTTTACATCTGATTTAGATTTCAAAGATTTCTTTGATAATATTTTAAATAGAGAGGCTGTTACTATACAATTTTCTGAAAGAACAACATCAGGCTCAGATAAATATTATGAGGGCTCAGCCTATGTTACTAGCTTATCAATGGATGCAGGAGTCGAGGATAATGTAACTTATTCAGTAACATTTACAGGAACAGGCTTAATTACATCAGGAACAGACTAACAATAAACTAAGATAAATTGGAAAAGGTTGAAATTGGAGGCCAAAAGAGGCCGATTAGATTTAGCTATTTAGCTTTAAAAGAGATTTGCAATGAATGTAAATTAAAGCTCAACGAAATTGATCAGCTAGGTACTGAGATAGATCATATAGGTATTATTGCCTATTATGGTTTAAAATACGGAGCTAAGAAAAACGGAGAGCAATTTAAATACAAAGTTAAAGACATTGAAGATTGGTTAGATAACGAAGATTTCTCTAAAGTAAATGAGATATTCGAGGCTTTTAAAATAGACCAGCCCCAAAAAAAGGGAAAGTAGTACAGAGTGAGGAGTTAGATGATGCTGAGGATTTCACTTGGGATAAGCTAGAACAACAAGGATTAGGAATGCTAAGCATGACCATTGATGAGCTGTATGATTTAACGCCTCGCTCTTTTAGTAATAAAATGATAGGCTATAGCCAAAGAGAGGAGATGATAATGCAGAATCATTGGGAGCAAACTAGAATGATAGTACATTCATGCTTATCACCACATCTAAAGAAAAAGATGAAGCCTACAGAGTTAATGCCTTTTGATTGGGATAAGAAAAATTTACCTAAAAAAGAAATAGCATCTAAAGAGCATATTCAAAAGGTAATAGATCGATACAATAAAAAGAGTAAAAAAAAATAAATGGGACTTAAAAAGGCAACTGTAAAACTAGGCGCTGATATAGGCGAGTTTACAAGCAAGATGCAAAAAGCATCTCAAAGCTTTAAAAAGTTAAATAGAGGTATTAAAGATGTAGGTAGAAGCATGAGCATAAGCCTTACAGCTCCTTTAACAGCTTTTGCTGCTGCATCTGTAAAAGCCTTTGATGCACAAGCTAAAGCAGAGGCACAATTATTAACAGCGCTAAAAGGAAACGAAAAAGCTTTTGGTGAATTAACTGAAGCAGCTGAGAAGTTTCAAGAATTATCCTTATTTGGTGATGAGGAAATTATTGCACAGCAATCTTATTTAGCTTCATTAGGTTTAACAACAGATAAAATAAATGAAGTAATAGCTGCGTCTATGGATTTGGCAGCTGGAACAGGTCAGACACTATCTTTTGGTGTTAAAAATTTAGCAAAAACATTTAGTGGTTTAACAGGTGAATTAGGTGAAAGCATACCAGCTCTTAAAAACTTAACTAGAGAGGAGTTAATTGCTGGTGATGCTGTTAAAGTGGTAGCAGAAGCTTTTAAGGGTCAAGCTAAGGCAGCATCTGAGGCTGGTCTTGGAGGCGTTCAGCAACTTAAAAATTCTTTTAGTGATTTATCAGAGGAGATAGGAAAGGCTTTAATGCCAATTATAAATAGCTTAACAGGTAAATTAAAGACTCTTGTTGACAGCATGAAATCTTTAACAGATGCCCAATTAAAAACTAGAACTGAGATTGGTTTATTTGTTGTTGCTATCGGGCCTGTTCTTTATGGTTTAGGTAAGTTTTTTGAGGGTGTTACTAAAGTTTGGAGAGTATTAAAGTTTTTAGCAAATAGCATAATTATACCTATAGTTGTAGGTGCGTTGAGCGTACTTATTGGCGCATTATCTGTTGCAATCGCTACATTTGGAGGGCCTGTAGTTGCTGGTGTAGGTTTACTCATTACTGCCTTTGCATCTTTAGCTGATACTTTTTTTACTGCTAATGATGAGTTAGAGAAGTTTAATTCTACACAAGCAGAATCAATAGCATTAACAAAACAACAAGCAGAGGCCATAGATAACACTATGATACCTTTTGTTCATGGTACTGAAAAAGCAACTAAAAGAACAAAAGAGCTTGCAATACAATTAGACAAAGTAGCTCAAGTTACTTCTATAGATGGCCCTGACAGTTTAGTAGGTGGATTAAAAGAAACTACCTATGTATTGACTGAGGTACAGGGTGAAATGAGCCAGCTTGGTTTTTTTGCAACAAATGTATTCAGTGGTATAGCTGATAGAGCCTTACAGTTTAGAGGGAGTTTTGGTGATGTTATGGAGGAAATAACTGTGATGCTCGGTAAAATGCTTTTAAAGATGGCTCTTATGGCTGCTTTTATGAGTGTTATAAGTGGTGGTGCTATGGGTACGGGTTTCAGTTTTGCAAAGGCGTTTAACATGCAATTAGGCATTGATGGTAGGGCAAAAGGTGGCCCTGTTAGTGGTAACACCCCATACATAGTTGGTGAAGTAGGCCCTGAGTTATTTGTACCTAGTTCATCAGGCAGTATAGTCCCTAACCATGCTCTAGGAGGTGGCTCAGTAATACCTGATGTAAGAATCTCAGGCGATGATTTATTAATAGTATTTGATAGAGCTAACAGAAGAAAAGCTAGAAGATAATGGCATACGGAAAGTATAGGCACAGCACATTTTACGGAGAGAAAGGGAGTACTTGGAATGTAGAAATTTGGAAAGATGGTTATAGTGGTAGCAGCTCTGAGATAGATTTATCAGGTGAGGGCTTTGAGATAACATGGAATGGTCAAGGAGGAACAAGGGACAGAGTATTTTTAGGCTCAGAGTGTAAACTTAACTGCGTTGTTAAAGATGGCACAGATGAGTCTTTTTTATATGATACATTAAGCTCAGGGTATCAAGAATATTTTATAAGAATTTATAGGGGTGCTGTAAGTGATGCTAATTTATGGTGGTATGGATGGATTCAACCAGCATTTGATAAATTAGAAAACTTACCTTTTCCGTATGTATTTCAATTAACTGCCACAGATAGTTACGGATTTTGGAGTAAGAAAAAAGAAGAAACTTTTGCTAATGATACTGAAAGAAACACAGCACATTCTGTAAGAGATATATTATTTACTTTCATAAATGATATGGATCTCAATATACTAACAGGTAGTAATGAGGCTCCAATTCCGACAAGTTTCACTTGGTGCCGTACCAGCATAGATTGGTACA